TGTTAATTATATTGCCTTGAGCGTCACGACCTAGTCCAACAAACTTTTGGAAATAAACATCATTTGCTGCAAGATCATCATATTCTCTTTTAACTTCATCAACAACAGAAGTTCTCTCTCCTAGTGGAACATTTCCTGTTCCGTTAGGTGATGGATCTGGAGTAATTAAAGCATTTTGTGTTGCTGTTGGTTGACCAGTTGAATTCTTAAAAGCATAAGCTTGTGATGGGCGTAGTTTTTCAAAATCTAATAAAGCTTCTTTATCACCAAGAGCCATGCGAAGAACTAAGGCTGTTTGGTTTTCGTCAGCTGATTGACCAAGTAAATATGCAAGTGTTGTTGGATCATCAGATGATTTAACTAAATCTCTAGCAAGAGCGTAATCAACGCCATTTTCTGTAAAGTCTTTAAGTGTTCTAGAATATTTGTTAACATCAATACCGGTACCAATACCAGCTTGTGCTTCTTTAATATCATCAATTGCTTTTAATATTAGTTCAGCGTTGTTATTTAAAGCGTTAATTCCGTATTCGCCTGCACGGGCTATTTTAACAGCCTTGCCACCAACGATTGTTAAGTCACCTAATATTTGTACTGTAAAATCAAATGATCCTGAAGAAAGTTTGCCAAACATTGACTCTTTAAAGATTTGATCTCTTTGTTCTTTGTTAAAGATATCAAATTCGTTAAAAAGTGAAGGTGTGCCTTCTTCTTTAAAAGCGTCACGAAATACTTTATTACCAAATATGTTTGCTGATAAAGCTTGACCAAAAGATACTTCATCACGGGCTTCCCATGATTTTTTCCATACATCGTAGTCAAAAAACTTACCGACATCTTCTTTGCCTTCACCAAGTGGGCTTGTTTGCCAACCGGTTAAAAGAAGTGTAGTTAAAGGTTCACGAACAAAGGTTCTGTTAACAGCATCAATGCCAGATAATATGTCCCCAACTGGGCGTGCAACACTTTTACCAAGGTTGCCAAAAGATGTTTTTAGAATATTAGCAACGCCATTGAATTCTTCTTCATCATTAAACGCGGCTGAGCCTATATCCCAAACAAGTTTGAAAGGGGCAAGAGCAGCACCACCAAGGTTTTTACCTAATGTTTCTATGCGCTCTGTAAAACTCAAACTGCATCCCTTAGTTTTCTAATTACAGCTCTAGTAGTAGGCGAAGTTGTTGGCATTGCAGCAATACGAAGTAATGCTGGCATGTACATTGCAATTTCTGTACGATATTTGTCGTTAGCTATTTGATCTGCATCAAACAAACCTAAAGCTTCCATACCTGCACCAGCTCCTGCATCTGCACCAAACGTTACAGGTTCTCCTGGGCGTTGTGATGGTGCATCTAAAGGAATAACTGGTTGAGAGGCTGCGGCTGATGCGAGGCCCGAAGGCATACTTGATTGTTCAATACTCGGAGCCGCAGCCAAAGGAGCGGCTTGCTGCGTTTGCATTAGAGCCTGTCCTTCTCCGTATGGGAGACCTGGGACATATTTGGCTGATTGTGCTGCGTTACCGCTTTGACCATTACCTCCACGTGCAGAAACATTCATAGGATTGTTTTGCGGTGCAGTTGGTCTCATTCCACCTCTTGCCATTTATACGTCCTTAAATTTAATTAATTATTTACTTGCGTGTTTTGGTGCTTTACCACCACGTGTACCAGATGGTTGTGCAGAGAACATTGTCTTTGACATACCTGGTTTTGCAATTTTTGGAACACCAGATTTTCTTACTGGTTGTTCGTATGCTTTTGCAGATGAACCTTGATTTGCTGGTTTCTTTCCTGATCCGAATTTCATATATCTCCTTAGATTATCCGGCTGGTATTGCTCTTGCAACACTAGAACTTAGCATTGCGTTTCCTCCACCGGATAATCCGGCGAGAAGATTTTGTATTGCTGGTCGTCCACCTTGTCCCACTTGTCCAGGGACTACGCCTCTTGGACCACCTGTTGATGGTGATAATCCTGAAGCACCACCAGAGGGAGCCATACCTGCGGAACCGGGGACGGGTTGTTCCTGACCAGGGGCTGCAGCCTCAGCAGAAGGTAGTGCTTGAGGGGCGAACGCTTCCGCGATCACCTGCTCTATAGGTTGACCCTTTTGTCTGCCTGCAATTACAGTTGCAATACGACTTAAAATGTCACCAGGGTCTTGACCCTGTGTAGCCAATGAAGGAATTGCTTGTGCATAAGCTGAAACTGCTGCAACAAGAGAGTCACGTAATTTTTCAATTTCAATCTTTTGTTCTTCTTGTGTAACGTTGATTTCCCAAGGCATCTGACGGCGGAGGAAGTCGCGAGAAATTAATTGGTCTCCGCGCGCTTGGAGTCCGAATACCAAAGCCTGGTTGGGGTTTAATCCGGCCATCAGTCCATAGGTGATATCAACCGTGTAATCCCCATCAATATCCTTGTTGGGGGTGTAGGTGATTTCATACGGTGCGCCAGCATCTACGCCGCGTACCGTCTTCTCGGTATTACCGAAAAGTTTTTCGTCCATCTCAAAGCAAAGTTCAAATACTTTCTTTAAGGCTTCAGCAAGAACTGATTGAGCAGTTTTAACTTGTGTATCAAAACCACCCATAAGGGCTTCAACGCCACGACCAGTAACAATAGAACCTTGGCTTACGCCTTGTCTACCTTCTGGGTAACGTGAACCCATACGCATTTCTTGATCAAGAATTGCTGATTCAGCAAATAATCCAGGAGGCACATTTAAATCAACACGTCTAATCTTTTCTGGAGATGCAGAACGTATGGTTGCGTCAGGTCCCATTTCAAGGACGTTAACATCTGAAGGCAAAGCAAAAGGTGCCTGAACAGATTTTTGTGCCGCCTCAAGTTGTAAAGTAGCAAAACGGGCACGGGCTACTTGAACCCAAAGAACATCATCAAATTGTCCACGTTGATTCTCATCAGAGTCAACACCTGGACGAACAGCGAAAACAACATTAAGTTTACCAAGAGGATTCTTAGCGCGTTGTAAAATGTAGTTTGCGCGTTCTGGTAGGAAAAGAACTGTTTCATCTTTGTCCATATAGCGCACAAGTTGGATAGGGCGCATAGAACCACGTTGTTCAAACTTACCAAGGATTACAGATTCGTATTCTGGGAAATCGTTAACAAGATCTTGTGCAGCTTTGATGTAAAGTTTTGTGTAAGAGATAAGGCGACCAAAACGGTCAAACTCAGGATAAGAATTAATAGGATTATCAACACGGATACGTGGGGTATCGTTTTCGTAATCGGCTTCAACAATAAAAGGTAGAGCACCAAAAGTAACATAACGGTCAGCACCGGTAAACATTTCAACTTGTAGACGTGAAGTGTCGCGATAGCCAGCAGCAATCATTGTACGCTTGTCAGCACGTGTACGTGCACGATCTGATACAGCATTAGTTGCTGAACAGTTAATAGCTGGTAGTGGTGCAATTACTTCAGCGATGTCTCTTGCGGCAACGTCAATAAAGTTAGCCACCATAGGCTTAGGGTATTCTGCTGGAAACAAACCAGGGAATACTTGGTTTATGTTTCCTTTACGTACCTCAAGTACGTCACCCCAACGTGCGTCACGGTTTGCGTAACGTTGTTTCAGTTGTTGATAGGCGTTAGCAATATCTTCAATCTTGCGTGCCACTAGACTCCTAATTTAATATTAATACCAGCCAGCATTGGCTAATCGTTGTTTCCTTGCATATTCTTCTAAGTCCACCACTTGGCGTTTGGCCAAATCAATTGGTGTAGCAAAAGGGTTACGAACCCAAGTTTTGCCATAACTACCTTGCTGATTTACATAATCCCTTAATTGGGTTTCAGCGAACCACAAAGCCATAGGTCCATCCTGTTTATTTCTAGTGCCAGGAGACCAAGTGATCAGTTGTTCAATAAGAGCTTTAACGCCCTCTGACTCGGCGCGAGGAAACTCAATAAGATTATTCTTAGCAGGTTTACCATCAGGACCAAAGGAACCAAAGAGAGTATTAAGAGAAGCCACACCATATTCAAGGTCCATCTTGTTAGCACCCGTATAGTGTTGGACAAGCCTGATACCCCGTGATTGTAAGAAAGCATTAATCTCTTCATCCTGTGTTAAGAATAACTGAAAAGCGTTTTTCTCAATAACCCAAACAGCTGGTTTATATTTTTCAGTCCAAGTAAAAATTATTTCACGAATACGTTGAGGTGTAGGTGCAGGCATACGGCTGGCATCTAACAAATAACGTTTCTTAGTATTTCTGTCACCAGAAATAGCAACAGTAAAAGTGTCACCCGACATAGCAGGATCCATAGCACAAACGGTGTAGAAGCCTGTAACATCGGCAGGATAGCCAGGAGCACCGGCAACAAGAGGACCACAACCACGCATACCATTAGCAGCAGCACGAACCAACTCTGGTGCAAACACAGACTCAGATTCAACATCTTGCTGCTGATAAACCATAGCCCACGTTTTAGCATCCAAAACTGAGCGGCGTTGCTTTAGTCTAGTTCCATCCCATCTAGGGAAGAAACCACTCTCATCAGGATCCACAGGATCCCCAGGCCAAGGCCTATCAGAATGAGGCCAAAGAGTGACCCAATTTTCAGGTTTCTCATCAAACTCCAAAACAGCCGGCATAGCTAGATAAGTCCAAGGACTCTTAGCTTCCGGATAACGATCAGGATTACGCAATTCTCGGTACATGTCAATTGGATCAACGCGGGTACCAACAATAAGAAGTTTACCAGTAGGACCAATACGTGTCAAGACTTCTTGTTGAATCCATCTAATCTGCTTATCGTACTCACCAGCATTAGACAAAGTCACACAGTCATCAAGAATAATCAAGTCAGCACGGGCACCGTAGATTTGACCACCAATACCCAAAGCTTGAAGGGTAGGA